GAAGGATTGAATCGGATGCCACGAAGTTTAAAAACTAAAAATGGGTATTTAATAGTGGGTATGCGAGAAATAGCTAACCATCTGGGAATAACACGCATAACCGTTTATAATTGGGTTAAAAAGCATGGTTTTCCTGCTATGAAACTCCCCAATGGACAAAGAGCAACAACAGAAGGATTGATAGACCTATGGCTGATGGCACGGGAAGAGCAATACAGAAACGTAGAATAACAAAAAAAGACATACATGATAGCATAACACGTATGATGCGTGACCCTTTTAGGAATGAGCTGGTTAAAGTTTTGACAGCCTCCCCCAATAAGAAGGCTATTAAGGAATTTGCCTCTAAATACCCTGATAGATGGGCTCAAACAGTTGCTATACTTGCCAGATTATCTGGTTTCAATGAACAAATAGAAGTTTTGAAGGATGTTCACATAGAGTTACAGATAAAAACAATGAGTGATTCGGAGTTAGAAGATAAAATAAAGGATTTAGCTAATGTTGTGGATGTCGAAGTGCAAGAAGTGCGGGAATAACGTCTTTATCCCTAATTATTTTATACAGGGAAATGATAAAATAATAGAATTTAAGCGTGAATTTAAATGTATTATGTGTGGAGAAGTGAGATATGAATCGAGAGGCCGAAGAAAAGCTGTATTTAATGCTCAAAGAAAGGGAAGGAAGGGTAAAAAAAGACCCTTTAACTCTGTGGAAGCCTTGGCCTAAACAAAAAAAGTTCATTGATAGCGTTCTTGATACTAAATTCTATGAAAACTGGTTCGTAGCCGCAAATAGAAGTGGGAAAAGTGACTCAGGGGCCTACTGTGGGTCTCAATTAGCACGCTTTGGCACTCCTAACGCCCGATATGTAACGGCTGAAGGCAGTGAAATAGCAGTTAGAGATAGAGCCACCGCTGGTTGGGTGGCTTCCTTATCTTATCCCTTTTCAAGAGATGTTATTCAGCCAAAGTATTTTGATAATGGTCTTACTCAGGGAACCACTCACCCACCTTTTATACCAGAAAGAGAGCTTTTGGGGGGAAGTGCAGAAAAAGCTTGGCATAAGGCAGACCAGATACTTAGGTTAAAAAATGGCTCTATTATAGGCTTTAAAAGTTGTGAAGCTGGGGCATCTAAGTTTCAGGGTGCTGAGAAGGATTGGATTCATTTTGACGAAGTTCCACCTGAAGATGTCTATGAAGAAGCAACCCTCCGTGTAGCGGCAGGGAAAGCCCTCAGAATCTTCGGCACGGCAACTTTGTTGCCTGATAAAGAGGCCACTTTTGGAATGAATGAAGCCAATACATTATGGCTATTCTCTAAGCTAATACAACCCATACAAAGAGGCGAAAGAACTGATATAGGACTTTTTGGATACCACAGTTTTAACAGGCTCATACACATCCAGCCACAGGATAAATACTACTCTCCCTATTCTCCTTTGCTATGGACTTGGGATTTCAATATAGAACCTATGGTTACCTTGGTGTGTCAAAAAGATGGGGGTATATTTAGGATTTTAAGAGAGTTATATTTAGATGTTGGGTCTATATCTGCTATGGTAGACCTATTTAAAGGTAATTACCCAAACCATGAAGGAGGTATATGGATATATGGTGATTTCATGGGCAACAGGAGAGACCACCAATCAGGACAGAGTGATTATACTCTCATTATGAATGGAATGTCAAATTATCCATCATACATCACACTTAAAGTCCCAAGTAGGACAATAGCAATAAAAGATAGACTGAATGCTATGAATGTTGGATTTAAAGATGAATCAGGGGAACATCACATAGAAATAGACCCCTCATGTGTTGAGTTGATAGAGGATTGTGAAAGTGTTTTGTTAGATGCAAGGGGGCAGATAAAGAAAAGCTATAAAAAACGGGATAGATACTTTTATAGAACCCACTCCTCTGATGCCCTTGGGTATTTATTGGTTACAGAAAGACCAGTAACAAGTCTAATATCTCCAATGTATAACCAAAATGTATCAGCAACAAGAATAAAAAGGCCAAGATATGTCTTCAATTCTGTGTAAAAAATGTCGTGGTGAGCTAAAAGGCCATGAAAAAGAAATTGGAGTATGCACTTTTTGCATTAAAAGAAAAATAACCCCTATGAAAATTAAAAAACCTGTGTATGGGAGTAGATACTATGACAGACCAGATATTTCAGATTAAAAGCGATAGCGATAATGCTACTTTGGACATTGTTAATGAGGTAGCAGAATTTAAAAAAGAAGCAGACAGTGCCAAACAGCACAGGAAAACACTGGATAAAAGGAATATGGATGTTTATCAGAATAGACAAAATTATTCAGATAAGCAATCTGGTCAAAGTCAAGAGTTTTTACCCAAAACAGATATGGCTGTTGAACAGACAGTGGCCTTTATAAGAAAGGCTCTAACCCTCGGTGAATGGTTTTCTATTGGATATGAGGGTAAGAGACAAGAAATAACTGGTCAGGATATACAGAAGTTCCTAAAACACTATGTAGAAGATATAATGCACATTCCGGAACTATTGTATGATGCCATTAAAGTAGCTCTTTTGAAGAGTTTAGTTGTAATAAAAGTGTATGGAAAGACAAATGTAACAAAAAGTTACAATGTTGATGAAATAGGTAATCTATTTACAGTAGAAGAAGGTAAAGATGTTGTAGTAGCAGAGCTTATTGATACTAAGAATTACTATCCAGACCCAACAAATAAATGGCTGTATGAAATACATTCTACAAGTAGAGACTTGTATGAAGTAATTGATTTGGCAGAACAAGGGTATTATGAATTAGATGCTGTAGAAAGTATAAAACAAGATTTTAAATTAAAAGAAGAAGAATACAGAAAAGCTCTTGAAGCAGGTCAAGATGTCCCTAATACCCCTGCTTTTCGTAAGAAAATTCAAATAGATGAGTTCTGGGGCTCTCTTCTATCATCAGATGGCAAAGTATCTAAACCTCATAAAAACATAGTTGTTGCCATAGCAAATGAAAAATATATAATTCGTAAACCTGCACAAAACCCAAGGTGGGATAACGAAAGTCCATTTATTGTTGCCCCTCTTACTACAGTTCCATTCTCTGTATGGCATAAAGCATTTTTTGACCACGTTGTATCTTTGAACCTTGCTTTAAACGAATTGTTTAATCTTATGCTTGATGGGGCTATAGGGTCAGTATGGGGCATAAAAGTAATAAATGATGATGCTCTTAAAGACCCCTCTTCTATTTCTAATGGAATAGCCCAAGGGGATACTCTTACAATTAGGGCAGGTATACCACCTGACCAAGTTCTCAAGCAAATCTCTGCTGGTTCAATTCCTCCTGAAGCTCTGGCCATGTATCAGATTCTTGAGAGGGAATACCAAGCCGGGTCACTACACAATGATATTCAAATGGGTATGCTACCACAAAAACAAGTTAAAGCTACAGAAGTTATAGCAAGTGGCCGTAATTCTTCTATGTTCTTTGAGAGTATGCTGTCTACTATTGAAACGAGGGTATTAGAACCCCTTATTGCTAAGGTTTGGAACTCTTTTATTCAGATTTCTAAAGGTGTTGTGGTAGAAGATTTGACACCATATATGACAGAACAAGCCGCTCAGACTTTTGTAAGTATGCAGGTTGGACCAGTTAATCAAATCTTTGGGTATAGATATGGCCGCTATTGAGATAACAAAAGAAGAAAAAATGCAGAGACTTATGGAACAAATGGTGGGTGGAGGAACTCCCCCAATGCAAGCCAATCAGAACAATGAGCAGAAACAAGCAGGTAAAACTACAGCTCAATTAACTGGTGGAGCAAGTATTCCATCAGAAATAGCCAAAAATGTTCAAGGAAATATGGGGTTTTCGTCATAATGCCTACAGCACTGGAAAGCAAGTTAAAAAAAGAAGCTAAGAAGAAATTTGGGTCAACTACCAGCAAAAAAGCAAGAGAGTATATTTATGGGACTCTTAGGAAAACTGGTTGGAAGCCAACAAAAAAGAAACACCATAAAAAAAGAACTTGACAAGATAATATTATCATGGTATAATATATATTATAGTAAAGTAATTACATAAAGTAATTACGTTTACTTTTATATATATCATATAAAAAGTATTCTGTCAAGAGAAAAATCTCTTTCCATCATACTTTTTTGCTAAAAACCATTTATTGATTGGATATATAAATCTCCCCCTTTTGATAAGGGGGGAGAATTAAAGAGAGGGGATAGTATAATATGACAAGTGACACAGCAAAAAGATGTGTTGATTGGCTAAAGTGGTATAACGAACATAAAAACGAAGCGATGAGTGTGAAGAATCGGTATATGTTTTTAACTAAGTGCATGGATGGAATTTTTGAACTTATGAGTCTTATTTTGCTTGATGTGCATGAGCATACAACACAAATCAGGAATGACCCCCGGTTGGTAATTCCATTCAAAGAATTAGTAAGAAAGGGTTGATATGTCTGATAATCTGTTTATTCTGAGAGGATTGCATAATCATTTGCATAAACTTGTGGAAAAAAGAAAGGAGGATATTTTATTTTCTGCAACACATAAGTTTTTATCTGGTAATATGACAGAAAGAGAAGCACTTGTTGTAATAGCCTCATTAGCTGAATTGATTAGGCTTTTAGGGGAGTTAGAGACAGAGATAGCAGTTGTTAAAAGGGAGGAAAAAAAAGTTCTTGACAAATAGACCTAAATATGGTATAATAAGATATAAAGTAGAAACTTGCTCGGTTAATACAGTAAGGAGATACAATGGAAGGATTTGAAGAACCAGTTTTTGATGAGCCCGGTCAGGATGTAAATCCCCCGGAAGAAAATAAAGAAGCTAATCCCGATGATTTAGTCCCAGATGAGGGTCAATTAGTGGATGTTGTTGTTATGGGACAATCAATAAAAGTTACTCCTGATGCGGCATTGGTGTTAGAGGAACGGGAGCGGGAATTTAACAGGAAACTTTCAGAGCATTCTCAGGAACTTGGTGAATTAAGAAAGTTTAAGAATGAGAAAGACATTCCTGATGAGTTCAAGATGAATCCCTCAGCCTTGGAAGATGAAGAATTGGAGGAATTGTGGTTTACGAGTCCTAAAAAAGTTATTGCTATTCTCAAACAGAATATGAAGACAGAGCTTGATAGGACTAAGGAAGAAGTTAAAAAAGACCTCAAGTTGGAACGTGCTGTAGAAGACAGAGAACAGAATTTTTGGAAGAAATTTTATAGCAGTAATTCTGATTTGAAAAGGGCAGATAAGGTTGTTAAAGCAATTCTTGCTGAGAAGTGGGAGAGCTTGGCATCTATTCCGGATGAAGATGTTGCTCAGAAGACTCTTGCGGGATATGTTAGGGCATACCTCGCTAAATTAGTTAGCACATCTGCTCCCTCTTTAAATGCAGAACCAACTGGGGAACCACCCGCTCCTCAACCTAAAAATGAAGAGCATCCAACTACACTATCAGAACTTTTGAGGCGTAGAAGGCAGAGAAAAATGGGTGGGATTAAACTTGCTTAGGAGGGTAAATTATGCAGTGGCAGTTTGATGCCCCTACTGGGACATACAAAAACCACAAACTTTCTTCGAGACTTTATGAGGCGGCTTTGCAGGATAGTAAATTTGCTGACCATGCCAGACCTATTGAGAGTTTTGGGAAGAAAAGTGGTGAAACGGTAACGATTACAAGGCTCCATTCTATTGCTGAGCCTACTTCCCCTTATTTGGCGGAAGGAGAGAGGATTCCAGAGGATTCTATCTCTCTTAGCACAACGTCTATTACCGTAAGAGAGATTGGTAGAGCCATTCCTTTTACGAGTCTTTTGGATGACTTGTCTGAATTTAACATAGAAAATGCAGTTCAGGGACAGTTGAAGAATCAGCTTAGGTTGGTTCTTGATACTATTGTTGGAACTGCCTATAAAAGCACTAAGATAAAGTATGCTCCTACTGGTGCATCCGCTGGGACGTTTACTACAAATGGTGTTTTTGGGGCTACAGCCGCTTCTAATATGAATATTTATCATGTTGAGGAGCTGGTTGATTATATGTATGATACTCTGTACATTCCCCCTGTTGGTGATGAATATGTCGCTATTTTTAGAGCCCTTGCTCTTAGAGGAATTAAGCGGGATACTAACTGGGTGGAATGGCATAAGTATACTGACCCACAGGCCAAATTTAATGGTGAGGTTGGTAGACTTGAGGGTGTTAGGTTCATACAGACCAATCATAGTGCTGTTCTTGGTAAAGTTGGAACTGGTTCTGTTCTTGGTGAGGGTGTAATTTTTGGTGCTGATGCTGTTGTTATGGCAGAGGTTCTTACCCCTGAGCTTAGGGCTGGTATTCCTGCTGACTTTGGTAGGCAGAACTCTGTGGCATGGTATGGTATTCTTGAAGCTGGTCTTGTTTGGGATACAGGCAACGCTGGTGAGGCTAAAATTATTCACGTAGGAAGTCTGTAAGATTCATAAACCTTGATACGAGGCAACCTTGGGCGGTTGCCTCCTACTGAGAAATAGGAGGTAAAACATTGGCGTATACACATTCAAAACAGGAGATTGTAGTTGTTAAGGATGGCCCTTTGGCAACTGCGGCAGATATTGGGCATTGGGCCTCTGGTTTGATTCCCCATGTTATTAGGGCAGTAGCACTTGTATTTACAACTGCGGTCGATGCTACTGGTCAGGTTTCTTTTGATAAACGGCCTACTGTTGGTAGTGATACCAGCCGTGGTAATGGTGATGTAGCGGTTATTAACTACACATCAACTACTGGAGCGCAGGGTAAGGTGGTTTATAAAGAGGGTTTGAATATTGAGATTGCTCCCGGAGAAGAGGTTGTTGCTCAGGTAACTGACGCTACTCCTACTGCTGGTAACGCTCATGTTATCCTTTATGTAGAGCCTCGGTGGGAACGCCCTGCTAACAATGCTGATATGGCTGTAACAACTTAATTTATTGGGGTGGTGGGGATTCCCGCCGCCCCTTTATTTTTGGAGGTCTTATGGGACTTGATTTATCTGGTGTTCATAAATACATACGAGTAGAAGGAACTACCGAAGCAAAATTAGTATCTGTGCATCCTGCTATAACTATTTCAGTAAAAGGTTATCCTAAAGTATATCTTCAGGATGGCGGAATTTATTATGCAAGCGGTGATGTAGTTGATACTTTGCCTAAAAAAGTTAGGGATGCTATAAAGAATCTTAGTAAAGAGGCAAAGGAATCAGTGGGTTTTACCGATATTAAGAAACCTGTTTCGTTGCATGCTATAGCTAAGAAAGCACTTGAGATAACGGCGGAAGCCTCTTCTGCCATAGAGAAATAGGAGATAGATAATGGCTGTAGTCAATTACAGTATTGAAAATTTAGAGAGAGGTAAATTGATTATCACATGGGCTAATCTTGCTAATGGTGACTCTGGTTCCCCTTTTGTTATGCCATCAAGTTTGAATGATGTATCTGCTCAGGTGTTTGGGACTTTTGGTGTTGGTGGGACGGCTTTAATGGAAGGCACTAATGAGAGTTCTCCAACAACTTGGGCTACTTTAAATGACCCTCAGGGTAATCCTCTTTCTGTAACAAGTGCTAAAATAGAAGAATTGCTTGAGCTTGTTAACTATATTAGGCCAAGAGTATCAGCCGGAGATGGCACTACGAGTATAACAATTAAAATGCTATTGGTGGTGTAATATGTTTAAATGGCTAAAAAAGAAGTCAGGCTCATACTGGTTAAGGTTTAAGTTAAAATTTGGATTTGCCCATAGGGGGAGAACAAATGTTCGGAAAGATTAAGAGACTCATTGCTAATCGAGGAGCTTATTTAGATAAATTAGCAGTTTCTTTGGTTACTGGTTGTGCAAAATTGGTAAGAAGTCCTGCGGTAATTATTACTGGTGAACTTACAGCCCGTAAATTCAACCCTATATCTGGATATTGGGAAGATTTAGGGCTTTTGTCATGCAGAATGGTTACTGATGCTGGTGTGGCTTTTATGGCAACAGATTGGCTGGATAATACCACTGATATAAGCACTTTTAACTATCATGATAGCGGAACTGGCACTACAGCTGAGGCAGTAGGTGATACGGGGTTGGTTACGCCAACTGGAGAAGCAAGAGACTCAGGTGTAAAGACGAAACCTGCCGCTAATCAGCTTAAAACAGTCGCTACCCATACATACGCTGGAACTTTTGCTATAACTGAACATGGCATATTTAGTGCGGCTTCTGTTGGGACATTGTGGGATAGAAGTGTTTTTGCCGCTATAAACGTGGTTGCATCAGACAAAATTGAGTTTACGTATGCAGTTACAATAAATTCCGGTGGTTAATATGAAGTCCTTACCTATGGTAGTGGACTCTATCAAG